GACGCCGTTGTCACCACCCGCGCCGCCGGTGCCGCCGCCGCCCGCGCCGCCGATGTTGCTGCCCGAGCTGGCGCCCACGGCGCTGAAGCCGCCACCACCCCCACCGCCGCCGTCGGTGCCTGTCTGCCCCTTGGCGCCGCCACCGCCGCCGTAGGCCGTCACGGTGCCAAAGGTGGTGTTGCCGCCGGCGCCGCCGTTGCCGTTGATGGCCCCGGCCGTGCCTGCCGCGCCCACCGAGTAGGCGATCGACGCGCCCGCGGTCACGGGCAGCTCGATGTCGACCACCGCGCCGCCCCCGCCGCCGCCCCCGCGGTAGCTCGAGGTGTAGCCCCCGCCGCCCCCGCCGCCCGCCCCCACCGCGAACACGCGCACCGAGCTGACGCCGACCGGCACGGTCCAGTTGCCGCTGCCCGAGGTGAAGACCTGGGACTGCGACTTGCCCCCGCTGAAGAACTGCGACAGGGTGCTCATGTGGTACTGCTCCTACTGCTTGTTGCTGCTCAGCCGAACACCCAGCCGAGCGTCGCGCCGGTGTAGACCAGCGTGATGGTGGCGTTCAGGCTGTCGATCGTCAGATCCTCGGCCAGGTTCTGGATCTTGTTGCCGTTGCGCGCGACCACGCAGGTCGTCGTGCCCGACAGGTTGCTGATCTGCACCTCGTCGCCCACCGCCGGCGCGGCCGGCAGCGTCAGCGTCAGCGAGGCCGTCAGCACGTAGCGCGTGTTCACCGCGGCTGCGGTGTTGACGGCAACCACCTCGACGCCCGGGCGCACCGCGTAGGCCCCGTAGCCCACCAGGTCGATCACGTCGTTCAGCGCCACGCCCGAGGTGAAGACCACGCTCGTGCCGTTGGTGGCCGTGAAGTCGGTGCCGTTGCGCTGCTTGACGCCGTTGCGCCACACGTCGACCTGGCCCACCGTGTAGGCGATCGCGAACGTCGTCTGGCCCGCGGTGGCGGTGTAGGTCTGCCGGGTGGACGTCAGCGTCGCGGCCACGATCTGCGCGTCCACGTAGGCCTTCGTCGCCGCGTCGGCGCTGGCCGTGGGCGCGGGCAGGCCCTTGACGATGCAGTTGTCGGTGCGGAACTGGATCGACGCCGGGATCTGGAACGAGACGTTCGTCGCGGCGAACACCTGCACGCCGCTGACCGCGAGCCCGACCTGGCTGGCGCCGGGCCGGTAGAAGCCGCTGCTGGGTTCGTTGGTGAAGGCAATGCCGGGCGCTGAAACGCTGCCGTCGCTGAGCCTGAAAGGCGCCAGCATGCCGCCCTCGCCGTTGCGCGACAGCGAGTTGGTCAGCGCGGTGGCGATGTCGTTCAGGGTCGGGTTGGCCCACGACGCGTCGATCGTGGTGCCGGTGACGACCGGGTTGCCTGCCGGCAGCGTGTAGGTGCCTGATGCGTTGCGTGGCATGTCTCAGTTCTCCGTCATTGCAGCGCCGTGGGCAGGCCGCGCAGCAGACCCAGCAGCTCCTGCTCGGCCAGGGTCAGCGGCTGGCCGGCGGCCAGCTGCCGCTCGAGCAGCTGGATCATGGCCTGCGGGTTCTGCAGCGCCTGCGCCAGCGCGGCGTCCTTGTTGGCGTTGGCCTTGCCGCGCGCCCAGTCGAGCGCCGTGCGGCCGGGCGCCCCGGCACTGCTCAGCGCAGCCTCGGCCACGTTGCCGGCAGCCTGCGCCGCGATCGTGTCGCTGGCCGTGTTGCTGCCGCCGCCCGCAGTGGCGCTGCGCTTGACGCCCTGCACGATGTTCTGCGCGCGCAGGGCGCCCAGCACGGCCTCAAGCCGGGCGTTGGTGGTCGGGTCCAGCACCAGCTCGCGGCGCGGCCCGCGGGCCTTGTCCAGCGCCCGACCCAGGCCGGCCTCGGTGACCTTGGGCACGTCGCCACCGGCATCGGCCGACACGCCGCGCACGCGCCCGGTGGCCGGGTCGATGAACGACTCGCGCACCTGCCCGGCCGCCTGCGACGAGCGCACGATGTCGCTGTCGCGCTTGTAGGACTGCAGCACCGGGCTCCAGCGCCCGCCGGTGGCGTTGTTCAGGATCGAGTCCACCTCTTGCAGCACCGACATCGTGGCGGGGCTGTCGCGCGGCGCGGCCTGGTAGGCCGTCGTCGGCAGGGCCGGCGCCTTGGCGGCCAGGTTGGCGCGGATCGTGGCCAGGTGCTCGGGCCGGAAGTCGGGGCCCAGGCGGTCGATCTCATCGGCCACCGCGGTCAGCATGTTGCGCACCGCCGGGTTGCTGGCTTCGGCCGTGCGCGTGGCCAGGTCGAGGTTGGACCGGAAGGCCGCCAGGTCGCGCGCGAAGGCCGGCTCGTTGATCGTGGCCATGGCCTGGTTCACCAGCACCTGCCGGTTGGACGACCGCAGATCCCGGCGCGCGCCGATGTCGTCAGCGCCGCGCGTGGCGCGCGTGAGCTCGTCGTAGACCGCGCGGGCCTGCTGCTGGTCGAAGTCGTACCAGTCGGCGCCGCTGCGGGCGCGGCTGCCGGCCTCCAGGCGCGCGAGCTGGGGGTCGCCCAGGGTTGCGGCTGTCGACAGCGGGATCGAGCCGCCTGGGCCCGTCTGGCGGCCTTGCTGGGCCAGCTTGATGCGCTCGATGGTCTGGCGCAGCACCTGCGGGCCGGCCTGGCCGCCCTGCCCCAGCTCGGCCGCCACCTGATCGGCGGCGCGGCTTTGGCCGCCGGCTTGGGTGACCATGCGCCGGGCCTGGTTCCAGCCAGCCATCACCGTCGGTGCGGCCGCGCTCAGCGCGCCGGCCGTGACCATGTTGATGCCGCGGTCCTCGCCCGGGCCCACCGGGTCGATCGCGCCCAGCGCGGTGCCCGTCAGTGCAGCGTCGGCCACCAGCGCGCCCGTGCCCATGCGGGCCACCGTGGGCGCGGCCTTCACCACGCCCAGCGCGCGCGGCAGCGCGGTGGTGGCACGCAGCGCGCCGCCCACCGGGATGGCCAGCGTCGGCGCCACACGCCCGGCGATCTGCAAGCCCTGGCCCACCAGCTCGCCACCCGGCGCCGCGGCAGCCAAGCGCTGATCGAGCGCGCGCTTCTCGGCCACGCCTTGGCGCGCGGCGGCCTGCTGCTCGGGCGTGCCGGTCAGGTCGGTGAACAGCTGCTTGGCGCCGGTGACCAAGTCCATCATGCCGGCGCCGACGTTGGCCGCGCCGCGCTGGAACGGGCTCATGTCGGCCAGCTGCTGCTTCTGCAACCGCTCGCGCTCGGTGTCGTAGTCGATGCGGTTGTAGAACTCGCCCGGCGTCAGGTCGCTGTAGAACTGACGCCGCAGCGCCATCAGCAGCTCGTCGTCGGGCACGTCCGCGTACATCGGGAACTTGGCCCGGACGTCGGACATCTTGATCTGCTGGTCCATCAGCGAGGCCTCCGCAAGCCGAGGGGATCGGCGGGATCAGGCACGTTCATGCCCCCCGGCGGTCGATTGCCTCCCGCAGGCGCCCCACCACCACCACCCGGCTGCTGCGACAGCGCCCGCCCGGCCCGGGCTCGCAGCGCGTTCATGTAGACGGGGTACGAATCCATCTTTTGCTTGACCGTGCCCTGCTTGTCGCCGATCTGCGGCACCAGCTCGGCCACCTTCTGCTTGGCTTCGGCTTCGGTGACGCCGGCGCCCGTGGCAGCACGCAGCAGCGCCTCGGCCATGCTGTTGGCCGCCTGCACGAACATCTGCCGGTCCTCGGGGCGCAGTAGGTTGGCGATGTCCTGACCCACGCCGGGGATGAAACCAGCCACGCGCTCGCCCACGCCCGGGAATGCGGCCCCCGGGTTGCGCTTGATGATGTCGGCCATGTTCTGCCGCGCGTTGTCGGCTTGCGCAAACCAGGAAGCCGCCTTGCGCTCGTCCTCGCTGGGAGACGACGAACTGACCTTCGGGTTGACGTTGCCGCTGTAGGGGGTCGGCTGGCCGTTGCTGTCGTAGGTGAACAGCGCGCCCGAGGGAGAGCGCATCACAGGCTCGCTGTTGGCGCCCGATCCGATCTGCACGGCATTGCCGGTGCCCAGCGGCCCGGCGCCAGCCATCATGCGTCCGGTGTCGGCGTTCTGCTGCGAGATCTGCAGCTGCAGCGTCCGCATCATGTTCTGGATCTCTTGCTGCGCCCGCTGCGCATCGGCACGCTCCTGCGCCGTCTGCGCGGTCAGCGCCATCTGCTCGTAGGCCTTGGCCTGCTGCAGCAGCATGTCGACGCGCTTGTCCTGCGAGGCGAAGGGGTCGCGGATGAACTGGCCGTCGGGCGTCAGCATGCCCTGCGCCAGCTTGATGGGCTCGCGCGCCGCGGTGGCGCGCTTCAGGAACTGCGCCTGCACCGGCTGGAAGCTCTCGCCGGCGTATTGCGCCGCCATGGCGTTGAGCATGGCGGTGTCGCCCTGGCGGCCCTGCTGCCGCGCGAAGGCCTGCAGCGCCGAGGTGTCGACGTCCTGGTCCATCAGCTCGGTGCCCTGCTGGTACAGGCCCGCGGCGCGGCGCCGGTAGGCCTCGACGGCTGCGGGCAGTGCGCTGGGCGGCGTCTGCGCGGCCTGCGTCAGCGTGCCGCCCACCGAGCGCAGCGCGCGCGGCAGCATGCGCCGGCGCTGCTGGTCGGGCAGCAGGCCGTAGTCGACAGCCTCGATGCCGGCGTCGATGTCGTCCAGGCCGGTCAGCTCGTCCATGTCAGGCCTCGGAGCCGTAGGTGGGCACGTTGCCGTAGGGGTCGGCCGCCGGGCTCATGCCGGGCCCCATGCCGCCGCCCATGCGCCGGCGGCGCATCTCCTCGAGCGCGCGGCGCTGGCGCTCGTTCATGTCGCGCATCGACGCATCCATGCCGCCCTGCTGCTTGCCGGCCATGTAGCCCTGTGCGACCTTGCCCGCAGCGCCCAGAATGCTCGGCGCCACGTAGTGCTTGCCGACCATCTGGCCCTGCAGCGGGTCCAGCGAGCTCTGGCGCAGCGCGTCGATCTGCGCCTGCCGGCGCCGCAGCTCCTCCTGCTCTGGGCGCATCGCGCCCATCTGCAGCAGGTACTCGAACATCATCTCGTCGTTCATCACAGGCCTCCGTAGTTCACCTGCAGGTAGCCGCTGGCGTGGCGCTTGACCAGGTCAGGACGCACCGCCTGCACCTCTTGGGCAATCACACCGCGTTGCGGCATTCCCATCATTGTGTACGTGTAGATGCCCACCCCGATGGGATGAGTGCCCACGCGCACGATGTCGCTCTTCAGGCGCGCGTCGCTGAACTGGAAGGCTGCCGCCCCCAGCTGCCCCAGCCCGCTGAGCGCGCTGCCAAAGGCGGCCTGCTCGGCGTTGTAGGCGCCCAGCTGCGCGTCGTAGCCCATCTGCGTGGCGCCCAGGATGTTGGGCGTCTCGGCCCGGCCCGAGGCCTGGAACGACGGCATGTTGGGCATCTGCACCTGCTGGCCCGACAGCAGCGCGTTCATCTCGTTCAGGCTCATGCCGCGGCGCTGCATCTGCTCGGCGATGGCCTGCTGGCGCAGCCGGTTCTGCGCGTCGGCGAAGCGCTGGTTGACGTCGAACTGATTGGTCACGGCCTGGTTCTGCGCGCCCATGCGCGCCTGGTCCAACGCGGCGGCCTGGCCCAGGGCCTGGTTGTTGAACTGCGCCGCGCCCAGGTTCTGGTTGAAGCCGGTCTGCGCGGTGGACATCTGCATGCCGAACAGGCGCTGCATCTCGTTGCCGCTCTGGTCCAGCGCCTGGAAGCGCTCGCCGGCCTGGCGCTGCTGCAGCTCGTCCAGGGCCCGCTTGTAGGCTTCGCTGCCCGGGTCGAAGCCGCGGTTGGCCAGGTTCGTCTCGAGCTGGCGCGCTTGGTAGTCATGCACCGGCTGCATGCGCTGCATCAGCTGCGTGGCCACCTGGTCGCGGTAGCCCGAGTCCACCTGCGGCAGCGCGCCGAAGTTGAAGCCCGTGGCCAGCCCCGGCGTGTAGTCGGTCAGGCCCGTGCTCATGTTGCCCGGCGCGTTGGCCTGGGCCATCTGCGGCAAGCTGCCGTAGTCGAACGGGCGGCCGTACTCGTCGGCCACGCGCCCCATGAAGCCGCCGGCCAGCTGGCTGCGGCCAAGCTGCGTGCCGATCTGCGCGTCCACCGCCTGCTGCAGCCCGGGCGCCAGCGTGGTGTTCTGCGTCCACTGGGTGTAGGCCTCGCCGGTGACAGGGTCGCGCACGGCCTGGTTGTTCCAGGACGTGGTGCCGAACGGCGTCTGCTGCGTCGGCCGGTTGGCGTAGTTCTGCATCTGGAGGTTCTCTTTCGAGATCTCCCCCTGCAGCTTGGCGGCGCCGACGTAGTCAGGCGGCGGCGGTGCTGATCCCTTGCCCATGGCGGGCCTCCTTGATCCAGCGGCACTCGTCGTGCCTCATCTCGAACATCACGCAATCGACGGTGCGCGCCATCTCGCGGTAGCCCAGCTTGCGCACCAGGCGCAGGCACTCGTCGTTGCCCTGGTCGATCAGCGCGTAGACGGCGCTCTTGCCGGCGCGCAGGAAGGGGTACTCGAAGGCGGCGCGCAGCAGCTGCCGCGTCAGCGCGTGCGGCGACTCGAAGGCGACGTGCATGAAGCAGCTGTCGGTCTGCCAGCCGTTGCAGCCCACGGCCGCGGCGATGCTGCCGTCGTCGCGCATCGTGCCGATGCAGCGCAGGTCGCTGCTCCACGGCAGGCGCGTGCGCGCGTGCAGCCACTGCCACACGACAGGCGGCTGCCCGGCCTGGTCGGTGACCAGGCGCATCAGTTGCCGCCCCCCGTCAGGCCGCCGTCGCTGTACACCGGCTGCGCGGGCGTCAGCGCGGCGTAGGCGTCGTCCTTCTTCTGCTGGTTGCGCGTCAGCAGGGCCTGCAGCTCCTCGTCGCTGAGCGTGGGCATCTGCAGCACCGGCGGGTTGTTGGCCAGGCCGGTGGGCCCGGGCATCATGCCGATGGGCGCGCCCGGCGCCTGCGCGGCGTTGGGCATCATCGTGACGCCCTGCGGGGGGCCGCCGGCCTGGTTGGCGAACTGCTGCGCCGAGGACTGGCGCAGGGCCTTGATCAGCGCGCTGTTGTACAGCCCGTCGCCCGAGGCGCCGGCCATCCACTGGCCCGTGCCGCCCACCTGCTGCACGGCCGGCATGCCCGTGGGCACCGACGGCACGCTCCAGTTGGCCGGCAGACGGCCGCTGCCCAGCGGGAAGCCGCCGCCGATGCCGGGCAGCACCTGGGGCTGCGGCGCCGGTGCGGGGGCAGGCGCCTGCGCGCGCGGCGCGTAGTACTCCGGGCCTGCGCCGCCGCCCACGGTGATGCCCGAGGCAGCCTCGGCCTCGGTGCGCGTGGGCGTGCCGTTGAAGTACTGCTCCCAGAAGGCCATGTCGTCGGTGGACGGGTACACCCAGGCCACGCCGTTGTGCAGGCGCGAGGCCTGCTGCAGTTGGTCTTCGGTCAGCGCCATCTCACATCACCCCGCCAGGTTGGAACATCACGTTGGCCGACAGGAACGAGGTGCCCGGCAGGCCCTGCATGGCCAGTCGCAGCGAGCCGTAGTAGCCCAGGCCGCTCAGGCCGGCCCAGGCCTCGTAGTTGTTGGCGGCCGTCCAGGTGGCCGTGCCCCACACCCCGGTGCCCCACAGCGAGGCGCCCGCGCCGGTGAAGATGGGCGTGTTGGCCACCGCGTTGAAGGTGTACTGGGTGTTGATCGACACCTGCACCGAGGGCGCCGCCGGGCCATAGAAGATGGGCCGCGCCATCTGGAACTGCTTCAGCGCCGCCGGCGAGCCGAAGGCGTTGAAGGCGCACTGCGCCTCGCCCACCACGTAGCTGCCGCCGCTGCCGGCAGACGAGGCGCCGTCGACCTGGCCGTACAGGCCGCGCGCCACCTTGCCGTCGAGCTTGCCGAACCACAGCTGCCCGGCCACCATGGCCGCGCTGCGGATGGGCATGCCCTCGAAGTCGCACCAGGCGCCGGTGGTGACGTTCATCGCGAACTGCCGATAGATGCCGCTGTCCACCGGCAGGCTGATCAGCAGCACCTCGCTGCTGGGCACCGACACCACGTTCCAGAACTTCTCGCCGCGCAGGCGCTGCACCAGCGGCGCAAACACGCTCTGGATCTTGGCCGCCGGGCCGGTGTTCTGCGCGTCCACGCTGAACTGCCCGGTGAACACGCGCGACATCGGCACTAGGCCGAGCTCGCTGACGATCATCACGTCGCCGCCCAGCTGCGTGAAGTAGCTGCCGAACAGCGGCACCGGGCCCACGTACCACATGCCCTTCAGGCCGAAGGTGGCGACGCTGCTGGGGTCGGTGCCCTCCCACACGCTGACGTCGCCCTGCGTGCCGATCACGACCAGGTAGTCGTCGACGCTGATGCCGGCGTCGTTGGTCCAGTTTGTCAGGGCCGAGACGTAGCCGCCGTTGCGCAGCGTGCTGCCCATCGGGAAGGCCGACACCGCGCCCGTGATCGCGTCCACGGCCTGGATGTAGTAGACCTGCGGGTCGTTCTCGCAGGTGAACCAGACGCGGCGCTTCCACACGCCCACCGTGCGCACGTTGGAAGGCAGGCCCGTGGTCGTCGAGGTGCGGTTGACCCAGCCGCTGGCGGTGCTGTAGGTCCAGTAGCCCGCGCCCGGCGAGACAGCCAGCAGGAAGGTGTCGGCCGCGGTGCTGTACTGCGTGGTCCACCAGATGTTGGCCGTGCTGCCGGTGGTGGACGCCGACAGCACCGGCGTGCCGCCGAGCGTCACGTCGTAGATGTTGCCGTTGGCGGCCATGAAGACCTTGTTGTTGGCCGCGGCCGGCGCCACGTAGCCGAACACCGACTCGGCCGACTGCGCCACCCCGGCCACCGTGACCGCGTCGCTGAACTCCTGCCAGCCGCGGCGCAGCTCGACGCCCTGCTGGCGCGGGATCAGGTTGCGCAGCACCAGCGCGTCGCGCGGGTCCATCGAGCTGATGGGGTCGCGGTAGTTCAGGCCGCCCACCGGCGCCGGGATCATGGCCGAGGCCGACACCCGAGCCGCCGCCGCGCGCCGAGGGGTTCTGATGGGCGCGAGCGGCACCAGCGGCACGTCAGCTCCCGACCACCCCGGCGTAGCCGGTGTCAGGCGTGTTGATCAGCGGCTGGATGTAGGGCAGCCGGAAGTCGCGCGCCATGCTCAGCACGGTGGCGCCCTTCTCCATGCCGCGGCGGTTGTCGAAGGCCATCTGGAAGTCGCGCATCGCTGCGGAGCTGTCCAGGCCCTTCATCTCGAGCCACTTCACGCGGGTGTACAGCGTGGTCAGGGTCGGGTCCAGCAGCACGGTGTCGCCGTTCTTCTGCACCCGGTTCTTCTCCAGGTCGGCGTTGTCCGCGTCGCGGACCCAGGCCTGACTGAGGTAGAAGAACTTCATGTTCTGGGCCGACACGGGCGGCGCCAGCACGTACAGACGGTTGCCGCGCACCTGCCAGTAGAACGACAGCGTGGGCAGCGTGGTGCGGATCAGCAGCTGCTGCC